TCTGATCGAACGCCGGGGGCATAGGAATGCGCATAGTGTCAAAATAGATGTGGTCTTCTACCAGATCAAAAATGGTGTCCGCTATTCCCTCACAGGTCTCGATAAAAATGAGACCAACCGTAATATTATCCGTATTTTGGGCAACTATGATGACTACCTTAATACTATTTTTATGCTCCAAAATAATGGGCCTAACTTTATAGAACTAACCGAACTACAGAAGAAAAACTATCTATTGCGCATTCTACGCCTAGATATCTTTGAAAAATTCGACCGTTATGTCCGTGGACGCATCCAGAAATTACGCATCATACTACGCACACTCTCCCGGGAACATATTTCCGAATCTTTGACCCCTGTTAAAAAATTATATCTACAAAAAATTAAAATCCAAAAACAGATGGATTCGGTCCAAGAATTGACTAGACTGATTGATCTAGAACTTTTATACCTTCCCAAAAATGCCCATTCCGTCGGACACATCGGATACATCGGACCGACCAATCCCATCAAGCCTAAAATCTCGGTCCGCCAACTTTTCGGTCCTCCTATCACCGTACATCCATCAACATATGATCCCGACCATCAGCCGGTCCAGAAACCTATAATATGGTGGACCAAAAATCTGGCCCAGATAGTACAATATGATCTATTTGATGTTTGGAGCCTAGAACAGTACAAATATGATCTCAAAAAATTCTCGCAACATGTCCGAAAAACCCTCCAAAAACTTAGACCGGTAAAAGATCCACTCGCAGATGATGCCCGAAAACTCCAGCTGGACTGGCTCCATAATTATCAAAAACAAAGGTTCAAATATGTCCCATATCCGGCCGATATTCCATCGGTCACTGTATTGGACCGTGAATATCACTTTTTTTATAAAAAACGTCTACTAGAATCCCTCAATTACCTCTCCGCCCAGGAAAAAAAAATCATGGACCAATTATTAAAAAAAGCACGCCTCCAAAAACTCTACATGATGAATAATTGGTTGTTCAAAAGATATCAAAACCATCGGGAACATCTCCTAAAGATAAAGAGTAGTCTAACCGCCCAATTGGAAAATTTTAGGAATATGCTCAACCAAATTAACTATGAACTTGGAAGATCAGAATTACATAGGGCGGCCCAAAAAAGAATGCACAAAAAGATAGAACACCTCCTACATCTTAAGGAGGCCTATGAAACTTATGCACATCTTGTAGATATGAACGGCCTACCCCGCGAACTATTAAACAATTTTATCTCTGAACTTGAAATGCGTATCAACCAGCTACTCCGGATAATAACAGAATTCCAAATATTCCTAAAAACTAAGGAGGGACGAATACAAATTTATATGTCCTATCCCCATTCCCAAAGCTACCATATTGATCTCGCATCCGGTTTCGAAAAATTCATGATCAACCTGATGTTTCGGATAGTACTCTCCGAGACATCCCTACTACCCAAACCTAACATGATGATCATTGATGAAGGTTGGTCTTGTCTAGACCAAACACATCTAGCGCGCGTCCATGTGATGCTCTCTCTCCTTAAAGAAAAATTTCATACATTGATAATCATTACACATTTAGAGTCTCTCAAGGTGGAAGCAGATACTGTTCTGACCATAGAACGAAGTTCAAATATGAGCTATATTAACTATAAAAAATAATAAAATATAAACTATATTAAAAGGCTATGTGTCACAAAGAATATATTTTCCATTTTATTGATCATTATAATCAAAAATGTACTGTTATTATGGTGCTTGTTCATGTGAAACATGATAAAACATGGGAATATGATGACGACAAGTTCGAGAAACATAGAGAATGGGCACTCAAACATATGGAACTAGAACATAGACTTAAACTAACTATTGTCAAAATGATTATATCCGAATATGGGACCAAATTAGGTATTAAACCAAAGAGAACCGCGCAAATCGAGGAAATGACAGGTGGTTTTCATAGAATGGTCAGCCCATATAAATTTTGTTCCATGGTCAAAAAAATCGCTACTAAAAATGTTAATGTTAGTCCTGATGATGAAAGGGTGATATTACGTAATATTTGGTCATCTTGTAAATATATTTTTAAACTATCTGTTGGAGAAAAACCTTCCGATTGGAAAAAAATCCTTGACTATAGGAAAGAAAAACATAAACATATTGCATGTATTCAGAATTTTGATTCTAATAATCCTACATTTAAAATGATTTTCGATTATAAAATTCCCATGGATTGTACTGAAAGTTCGATTAATATTACCGGATCAGATACAACCGCTAGCATGCCATTAGTCGAATTACCTCTGGTCCCATTGACCGAACAACAGGGAGGAAAACACAAAAGACCTTCATATGAAATGTCCGAGATAAGCACACGGACCGAAACAGAACCCTATACAGAATCTATCGGTACAGATACTATTAGTGATTTTAGAACTCCATCACCAGAACATCGTCATGGTCGCCATAGGTACAGTCATAGACGTTCATAACTATAAATTATAAAAATATTATCTATTATTAATGAATTTCGAAGGATATCCAAATATTATCCTGGACACAAGAATGCTTTCTGATTATGAAATGCTTCATCTAGGTGCTTTTCATCCTCTGAAAGGATTTATGACCTCCGAAGAGTACCATTCGGTCGTAGACCGAATGAGACTCCCAGATGGTAAATTATGGCCCATACCCATTGTACTACCTATAGCAGAAAAATGGATTATTGATAATAGCCAAAATTTAACCTATGTTACGCTTAAAGATATCTATGGTACACCATTGGCCATTATGAAGGTGGAAAGCATCTATAAGCCTAATATTATTCTAGAATGCCAAAAAGTCTACCGTGCCACCTATCGGGAGGGTGACCAAGAAAAGATTGATGAAAATCATCCATATGCACAGATACTCCTTGAATATGAACGCTCCGGCCTAGACTATCGCATTGGGGGCCCCCTAATTGTACATAAAGATGTACCCCATTATGATTTCCTAAAATTAAGACATCGTCCTGATGAGCTGCGCAAACTTTTTAAGGACCGCAATATCCGCAATGTTATCGCATTCCAGACACGTAATCTCCTACATTATTCACATATCCATTTGACCAAAATGGCATTGGCCGAGGTAGAAAAAGATGGAACGGAGGCCCATCTGTTGATCCATCCGGTAGTTGGTGTAACACAGGACGAAGATCTACCCTATACTATACGGGTTAAATGCTATCAAGAAATTCTCCAAGAATATCCTCCCGGAAAAGTTACACTTTCACTCCTACCTCTTTCCATGCACATGGCGGGCCCACGAGAGGCACTCCTCCATGCATTGGTCCGTAAAAATTATGGGGCCACCCATTTTATTGTAGGCCGCGACCATGCTGGACCCTCCCGTCCTAATCATAGGGGGCAAAAATTTTATGATGCCTACGAGGCACAAAAATTAGTAGAACAATACGCATCAGAAATACCTATCATTCCTATCTTTTCTAAATCCATTGTTTTTACCGTTAAAATCAATAATGATATCCAAAATATGATGGAACCAGTTAATGGTACCTATAAACCTGAAGACCAGATAAATAGCTACCAGGAATATATCCATGAAATTTCTGGGACAAAATTACGCAAAATGCTATACGATGGGGAAGAAATACCCGCCTGGTTCTCACCACCGGGGGTGATCAAATGCCTTCGGGACTATTATGCTAGGCCCAAAGGCATTGTATTCTACATGATCGGCATACCTGCATCCGGCAAAACTACCATGGCCTGTGCACTCCAAGCCCATCTTCTGGAAACGACCAACCGTACGATAAGTCTACTAGATGCCGATATCATATGCCAAAATTTAGGATTTAGTAGACTAGATCATTCCATCAATGTCAGGCGTATTGGATTTGTCGCCGCAGAAATTGCAAAACATGGCGGCATCTGCATAGTGGCCAATATTGCTCCCTACCAGGAGGACCGCATTTATAATCGTAGACTTATTAATAAATATGGGTTGTATCTAGAAATTTGGGTCAGAACATCCTTGGAAACTTGTAGTGCACGTGACCCCAAAGGCCTCTACCGACTGGCCCAGTCCGGCCAGATCAAACTTACCGGCTATAATGATGATTTTGAAACTCCCACACCGGACATTATAGTGGACGGCACCCATGATGTTTCCGATAATATCAATATCATTCTAAAATATCTAACCGATCATCAGATTAGAATTTAATTAGAATTTAATCGTTCTATTCTTTATAATATATAAAGAATGGAACGATCTTGGATAATCACTATAATTATAATAGTAGCATTATTAATCATTATTCTAGGCATCGCATTAATAACATGGCGTATCCGCCCAAAGAATAATCATACTCTATCGGCCATTAGATCAGAATCTACTCCAACAAATACCTTGTCTGGTATGCCTTCTGAAATTACACCAATTATGCCGATTAACAAATCAACGGCAAACATAAACGATAGTCCTATGCCAACAATCGTGCCGGGTATACCACCGATCGCTACAAAATTGGCCAACATGATGTCGTCCGTTATGGCGACGACCACAATCATCCCGGGTATCCATTATGTTTTGAAACATGTTGCTACCGGTTTAGCATTAACAGTGGACCAATTTAATAATGGATCACAGATATTCTTAGAAAAATACCAATCTAAACCAGGACAGTCATGGATCTTTTCTATGAAAAGTCCAGATACATATATCATTTTTGCGCAACCTTCAAGATTAGATAGACCTATTATGGACTTCGTAGTCTCATTAGAAGGTGGGCTCATCATCTTGGAAAAATATAATCATCATACAAATCAACATTGGAAGTTAATCAAATCCGGCCATTATTTTAGGATAATCAATCTGGTACCATCCTATTATCTGGGCGCAAAGGAAAATATTGGAGGTAGATGGATAGCTATAGGCACTCATAGCTATAATGAATATTGGGAACTAATTATGGTCTAACTATCATTACTAGATAATAATATGATTCATGTTCACCATTAATGGCACGGATCCTGATCCAATAGGATCCTGTATTCAAAGGTATTCCGTGTAAAACTGGCTCATCCTTAATATTCATAGAGACACCAAGGGGAAGTGGACCATCACATTGATAATTCTGAAAAATAGTACATCCATCTATCAGATAAATCTCACCAATGATAGGAAGAACACAATAAAAATATTTATGGACCATTAAATGTATATTAGGTAGTTCAATTTCCATATTTATTCATAGTATTATAGAATTTTTCTCATTATATTACAATGCAAACATATCCATGGTATCAATGGGGTCTAATCATTTTATTGATAGTGATCATTATATTTATATTGGCGGTACGTATTTGGTATCGCCCTAAAATAGTTAAAGAGAATTTTGAACCTGAAAAAATCGAGAAACATGCATTAGACCGTATCTTCTGTCGGATACGTAATCCTCGTACCGGAATGGTGGCCCATATTCCCGAGATAATGGCGGG